GCAACTTCATTATTTAAATGGACGGTAACAAATGAAAGAGACTGATGCAGCCTACATAGCGGGATTGTTTGATGGCGAAGGACATGTCATTTACAAACAATATCCGAAACAAAGAAAAGGACAAAAGAAAGCATATCCCACTTGGAAGATAACACTAGAGATGAACATGACAGAAGAATCTATTATCAGATGGGTACATGAAGCTCTGGGTGTTGGCACTGTGTGTAAGAAACCACCAAGTAAAAATCAAATGGGTAGACGCATGCAATATAGATGGCGTTGTAGTTCAAGGGAGGCATACGGCGTTTGTTGTTTAATGTTTCCATACGCACACGTTAAGTTACCAAAGATACAAAAAATAATAGATCACTATCAAGGTAAAATATTTGATGGTAAAGTAGTAGATCTTGATAGTTATAGAAGGGCAATGGCAATAGAATGAAAGTAAAAAAAGAAGATTACGAAGATATTTATGACTGTATTGTAACCGGTCAAGTACCAGTAGAAGTTATAAATGAATATTTTCAAGATAAAAGTTTTCATGAATATTATAAGGAGAGATCAAGATGACAAATAAAAAAGACGATAAGGTAAAAATAGAAGTGTCCACTTACAACTGGGGACCATGTGTAGTGAAAGTAAAAATACTAGACGATTTTAAGAAAGTATTATTAGAAGAAGCTAAGAAGAATGAAGAAGACTATGTATCTAAATTAGCTGGACAGATAAGATCCGAGACTGGTTACAGTGAAGAGTCTAGAGGTAAAATTATACCATTCTTATCACCGTATCTTGGTGTGTATGATGTGGCGTTTCAAAGATACCAGAATAAAGAATACGAGTTTGGTAAACCAGAATACGCACTAACTGCTTTGTGGTGTAACTATCAACGTCAGTATGAGTTTAATCCACCGCATGACCATGATGGTAAACTATCTTTTGTAATATATCTATCAATACCTGACCCATTGAAGAAAGAGAATAAAGAATATAAGGGAAGAAGTTGTGGACCTGGAGGCATACAGTTTATGTATGGTGAAGGGACTAGAGATTGTATTAGTTATATGTCATACTTCCCGGAAGAGGGTGATATGTTTATCTTTCCTGCATGGTTGAAACACTGGGTAAGTCCTTTTAATACTGACTGTGTAAGGGTATCTGTTAGTGGTAACGTCCACGACTCAGCGCCATTGAACCAGATTAAAAAGGGTAATCTAAAAAAAGAAAAGACTGAAAATGAAGAATACCTAGAAGAGTTAAAGGAAAAACTATGAGAGCTAAAATATTTGAACGTAACCCAGAGACTGGTGTCATACGTTGGCGGTACGAGGATGAATCACACGATGACTTTGGCTGGCCTAACTATGGTCGTATACTAAAAGAAAAAAAGAAGAGTTGGATAAAAGGCTATAAAAAATGGAAGAAGGAAAATAAGTGACTGTAGAATATGGAATAGGTATGTTTGGTTATAATATGATCTGTTTGTTGATAGGTCTTGCGATAGCTTATTATATAATAAATAATTATGATGGATGATATTGATTTAGAAGAATACCATAGCATTGGTAAACCGATCAAGTGGAGTACTAAGTATTCCTATGTCAGTGGTACACGGCACGATGACCACGGAACACGGACCTATGATGTAAATGGTGCTAGACTTCCTAGCGTAACTACGATATTAGGCGCTACCAAAAATCAACAATTTTTAAAAGATTGGAAGGCCAAAGTTGGAGAAAAAGAAGCAGACAGAATCAAGAATCTATCTAGCAAACGGGGCACTAGTATGCACAAATTCTTGGAACACTACGTGCAAGGAACTGGCTACGATGATCTTACAGAACTCGGACAGGCGGCGAAAGCCATGGCCCAAAAAGTTATTGATGTGGGTCTTACGCCAGTTGAAACGATCTACGGCTCGGAAGTCACGTTGTATTATCCTGGGCTTTACGCTGGGTCTACTGACCTGGTTTGCGTTCACAACGAAATGGATACCATTGTAGACTTCAAGCAAGCAAACAGACCAAAGCGAGAAGATTGGATTGACGATTACAAAATGCAGATAGCAGCTTATGCTATGGCCCATGACTATGTGCACAAATCAAACATAGAACAGGGTATAATTATGGTATGCACACCTGACCTATATTACCAAGAGTTTACTGTTTCTGGGGCTGATTTACGATCATGGAAACACAAGTTTCTCAAACGATTAGACATGTATCACGAACTAAAGTTTGACGAAAAAGAGGCGGTTAACATAGATTTGCCACAATTAGAAAAGGAGATGAAAAATGAACGATAAGATGTTTACAGCTCTGATGAAGAAGTATGATGCAGAGATAGAAGATGCACTATACAGGATAGATGCACTTAACAAACACAACCTAATTATTCCGGAGCACACTGATATATTAGGTGAGGTTGACAAAATGTTACAAAAAATTTCAAGCGCTGAAGATAGATTGGCAGCTTTAAGGCGACATTATGGCAAGAATGAGGCAAAGTAATTTGTATAAGGGATCTAAAAAGTTTAAAAAATTTTTAGAAAAAAAGCAGAGAGTAAAAAGTGTCTTTTTGTCGTTTTGGTCTATAAGTGTTGATTTTATTGACTTTAGGGTAGACAAATTAGGTGACAAATCATGTTTAGGTAGACAAATTATTTTGTCACTATACAGAAAGGCCTTCCGCGAAAGGTTTTGTTTTTGTCTCACTAACTTAAAACTTTCTAGATCCCTTATATAAAAATGATATAACACCTTATGCCTAGGAAAAGAAGAAAAGCTGTTGCCTCAATAACTCCCGACATACCTTATCCGAGAGTCCGAGTGGAGTGGATCGACTGCGTGAGCGATTCGGGCTGGGCTACTGACAAAGAGTTTGACAGGATGAAATTAGCAAGACCTGTTAACGAAGGCTGGTTGTATTCTAAAGATAAAAAATCAATTAAGTTATTTGCTTCTTACGATCGAGAAGACGATGGTAGTTTTAGTTTTGGGGATCGGACGATGATTCCTCGGGCTTGGGTAAAGAAGATTCAGAAGTTGTAGATGGCGTTACGTCAATTAGCTGACCATAGTCGTCTAAAATTTGTTTCATCTTTGCTTCTAATTCTTGTTCTGACATATCTTCTAGCTTCCCAGTTTTTATTATTTTTCTGTCTATGTATAGTCCTGCTGCTTTGCCTCTATTGGCTTCAGCATTTACAGCAGAAGAGAAAGAGCCTTTCTTCAACGCAGCCTCACGAAGTCTAGCTAGTTCTGCAACGTGACCTTCATAGGTGACTTCATGTTTCTTTAGTCTTTCTTCTCTCAGTTCTCCCATGTACTTGACAACAAGTGGAGATAGTTTTGGGTTTGTTAGTTCTGATCCTTCCTGTCTAGCTCTCTTTGGGCTGTAGCCAGCTTTGATAGCTGCCTCTGTTTTAGTCATAGGCCCGTTCTCATCACCGAATACATAACACTCGGCGAATTTCATTTGCATCTCTGTAAGTCTTTTTGGTAAACCCATGTTGACAATTTAAGGTAACATTGTTATAAAGTCAAGTATGGAGAAAGGAGACAAAGACTTGGAAGTAATCATACAAACACTAACTCAACGAGTAAAAGAGTTAGAAGATATTAACGAAGGTCATCGAGAGTTGAACGGACGATTGCGTGTTGAATTAAATATGTGGAAACAAATTGGATCTGAGTTGGAAAAAACTAAAAATTTGTTGCAAGGTTATAAGTCTGTGATAAACGAGTTGTCCAACAAGTTAAGACAAAAAGATTAATGAGAGTACAAGACTTGCAATTATTTCTAGGTCAGTTTACGAAAGGTTCTGATGCAATTAAGAACGCACAGATTTACGTAGAAAGAGATGGAAAGTTGTATCAGATTAGACGAATGGAAGTGCACGAACACAGTGTTCCAATCATCGGTCAGCCAGGTCAAACTGCACACAGATTAGTTTTAAAAACAGAAAAACCTTCTAGTCTTATTTTGCCAGATAAACTACAAAAGGACTATTAAATGAATGACGATGTTACCCCCAAAAAACTATGGGACCTGAGCGTAAATTATATCAAAAAATTAAAAAAAATATCCCTTCAATTAGTTGGATTAGACTTGAAAATCTTAGTCTATCCGGTACTCCTGATTTATTGGGCTACAATAATTCTGGCACCTTTTTCACAGTAGAGTTAAAAGTTACGAAGAGTAACAAGGTACGTCTTTCTCCACACCAAATTGCATTTCATGTGAAGCATCCGAAGAACAGTTTTATCTTGGTAGAGCACCTCGGTCAAAGGTCCGTGAAACTTTTTCCAGGATCAATGATCATGAAGCTTGATGCTTGTGGCTTGGAGCTTGAACCTTTGTGCTTGGAGCTTGATGCTTGTCGCTCCTTCTTCGAGGAGCTTGGTGCTTGAGGCTTGCAGCCTGAC